TTAAAATAACGGGGAAGTTAAACTCTAAGAAGTAAGTATCTTTAGTAACTATATTAGCTTCTAATAGTACGTTACCTGTTCCAACACTACCTCCATTAGGGACAATATGCGCTTTGACGTTTACAGTTCCTGAATGTGTATTATGTATGATTAAACCTCTAACATAATTAGTTTTACTAGAAGCTACCGTTAAAACAGTAGTCGTAGTACTTGCACTGCAAGCGGTGAATAATCCTAAACCTGTTTTTGATAATGCCATTAGGAAACCTCCTTAAGTAAACATCATAATCTCTATTAGATCAGAAGTGGAACTACCTCCACTAGCAGCAGCCCATTTAACTCCTGTTGCTTCATTAGAGTCAGCAGTTAAAACATAATCATTAGTTCCTACAGCTAAAGCAGTTGGATCACCTGAGCCATCACCAATTAATATCTCACCCTTACCATCTAAATCACTATTCATAACGGCTCCAGCCGCGTCTACATTGGTTGCGTCAGTGACATCAGCACTAGTCTCTATTCCATCTAGCTTTGTATGATCTGCATCAGTAAAATTGTTCTGGCTTAATTGCCCGTCTTGTACTGAATATGTTGTGTTGGTATCTGGTGGTACTTCCCACGTTCCATCTGCTTTAAGGAATTTTCCGCCATGAGAAGCAGGTAATTGAGGAGCTAAACCGTTAGCACTAGAAGTAACAACGCTATAAGTTGTATTCGTATCAGTAGAAACAAAATCTAACTTCCCATTTGTATCGTCATAAGTGACACTGATATTTGTCTCAGTATTGCCAGCGACCATTGCGCCGATAATGTCTTGAACTTCTTCTGTTGTTAGTTGTGTATTTGTATCTGTAACTGTATTGGTGAAAGTGATTTTGTCGCCTGATCTGGCAATACTTAAACCTGTGCCAGCTTCTAAAACAACATCATCTGTACCACTGCCATCACCTCCAGCAGTTAAACGAATCTTTTCTTCATCTGTATTGTCTCCATCAACACAAGAGATTGAATAAGTTGTATTTGTATTGGTTGGGATTGTGGGCTTATTTAATATCTGAGCATCACCGCTTGAAGCGTTCCAATCACTTTGAACATTTACCTCTGCGCCTGTAGCAATTCCTGATAGCTTTGTTTTTTCTGCATCAGTGAAAGCGTTAGTATCGCTCTCCGCTTCATAGGCAGTCTTTATTTCACTGCCCGTCATATCAGCAGTTGAGTTACTCTCTACTGAGTCGAGTTTGGTCTTTAACGCATCAGTAAAATTATTCTTAGTTAATCCGTTATCACCGACAGAATATGTAGTGTTTGTATCTGGAGGAACGGCCCATTCCATTCCATTAGACGTGTAACCGAGAAATTTGTTCGTTCCAGATGGGTCAGCATGAATATCTAACTTAGCTTCAACAATACTGTCATCAGCTATAGCAGCCGAGCCACTTGGCCCTTGCGGTCCTTGAGTAGCTACCGTAACTGTCGTAGCATCACCTTCTTGAACGGTGATTGTATTTTTATTAGTGGTGACGTTAACTGATGTCATGCTGTGTAACCCTCATCCATATAGATTGTACCCTCAACCCAATATTCTTTATCACCCGATCCATTGGTTAATAAAATATCGTACTTGTATTCATCAGCACTAAAACCACTTGTCTGAGTATCAGTTAATTTCCAACTGAACAATCCACCTGTTGTATTAGTAACCGTAATAGATGCGTCTGCCGCTTTGCTAGTACGAGATGAGTCCCACACTTGCGAGGTAAGTGTTGAACCTGTGAGGTTTACAGCATTACCATCTGAATCTTTTAACTCAAAATCAACACTATGATCCGATCTCCGCTGGATCGTCATGTCATACGTTCCAGGTGCAATTGCCATTTTACTTTGCCTCTAATGCAGCAACTTTAGTTTCTAGTGTCTCTATTTTAGCAACTGCCTCTTGCAATGCTTTTGTTAACACAGAAACAATTGCATCAACTTTTAATGACTGGATTTGATTTGCAGCGTCTTTAGCTCCTTCGCATCCGCTAGGTATGACCTCCGCCACTTCATGGGCAATAAAACCTTCTCTTTCTACCCCGTCACCCCTAAAAGAGAAATCAGTATTATCTGCGTATTCATAATTAACAGGTCTTAATTGCTTTACCTTTTCAATCCCTGAAGCCGTTTGTGTGGTTATATTTTTCTTGACTCGATAATCTGAAGACGTAGTGACGGTTCCAAGATTAGTATCGCTTCCTGATGAACCGACATGAACTTGCAAAGCCGATCCGGTCCAATCCCAATTATAAAAATTCCCATCATTGTTATCTCCGTTGTATCCATTCCGTACCGCAATTCCTCTGCAATTTATAACGCCTGAAGCGTACCCCCCACTTCCACCAGCCCTACTCCCAACAACAGCAGCATCACCAACTTCTAAAGCACCTGTAGAATAAAGTTTTAAAGCTTGCTTAGTGCTGCCATCCCCTCCCGTATTAAAAAATAAGTCATAGTTTGTATCGTTTGTTTGTGCAATCCGGCAGTCATAATCAACACCACTCCTCTTGAAATCTATAAGTGGTGTTCCATTGGTCGCAAGTATCTCTATAGCCCCAGAACTTTCAAGTGTCACTCTATTTGTTCCCGACTCTGCGATAATATCCCCACCCGTATCAAGAAAAGGATGCCAAGCCGAACCCGTATAATATTTAAATTCATTATTGCCTGTATCTAACCAGATTGTGCCTTGTTGCTTGTAGCTTGGCGCAGAACCTCCAGCATTAGAGGTATTAACATTTTCAAATGTCTCGTTAATATCTCCTCTCACGCTACTTCCAGATGCATTAGCAATAACATAATCTCCTGTTTGAGTCATCTTCCCTTTCTTCTAATATTTATGCTTAGTATAGTCTATCTTGTTATTTAGGTGTAACAAGTTAAACGGCTTGTCCGTGACCGCTTGCGATCCAATTAAAGTCATCAGTAATTATATTACCTGCACTGTTTTTTATAGTTACGATGAATTGATTATGAGAAATAGCTAGTTGAACAGAATCACCAGAATCAGGTGAAATAACATTTACAGAAACAGAAGGTTTATCATTTGTAAAACCTAATGCACTTGTTCCAGGCCAATACATCTTATCAAATGCGATTGTTTTAGCAGCTCCACCATTATTGATTGGACCAGTACTTTGTTGAACAGACGGTTCAAGATTTGCGGTATAGCCTAATTCTTCGATTTCTATATTTTCTGAACTATCAGTTGTTGTCAGTTCTGCCTTAAATCTAAAGCCTCTCCCTTGCAATAACGTATTCGTCATTTTTTGATAACCATTCCAAGTTGCCGACCCACTAGCAGGATCATCATTTGTTGAATCAACTAAAATTGATGCATCTGCGCTATATATGACATCACCATCAAAGCTTGACCAAATATCAATATTTGTACCTCTATCATCAGAATTTGCACCTCTTAACAAGTTTTGTGTTTTTAAAATCTCCTTAAAGCGAACAGGGTAAACACCCTCCATGTCAATCAAATTAGGAAAGATGTAAGTTCCTGAGTTATAAACACCTGAACCAACCTCATCTAAGGTGGCTACGTTTTCACCTGCAACAGTTAAATTATTAAAATCAGTGATCGTATCAAAATTATCTGTTGTTGTTAATCTTAATTTATTTGAATTAATTTCTAAATTTGTTTTCGTTCCACTAAAGCCAGTATGTTCATTTTGTGTTTTTATTGTTTTTAAGTTTAAGTCAGTGTCCGATACAGCGACTTTTGTTGCTTGGCTTATCCGTCCTCCTGAATCTTTAAATGCAATTAAAACCGTTCCAGAAATTAAAGGTAACTGGACTTGTGTTGATGATCCTGGTAATGGATCAAGATAAGTTGTTGCATTTGACCATGTAGCACTGTTTATTGATCTACTTGTCCATTTAAAACAAACACTTCCATCAATCCTTACATCTAATTCTTGTGATTGTCTCCATGTCATAAGACCATCTACGACATTAACGTTGGTTGGAGCCGCTGGGGCGTCTCTTTTTCCATTAATTACTGTATTCGGAGGGAGGCTTGCAGAGGTAGCAGATTTTAACCCGCCCGTAGACATGCTATAAACTTCGCACTCAAAAGCCCCTTCCTCTAATCCATCAATTTCTATAGTCGAATTTTCCGTGACAATCCTTGTGTAATTATCTGATTCATTACTATATATGACTAAAAACTGACTTTGATTTGTGGTATCAACTGGTCTACTCCAGGTAAGTGTAATTCTATTAATAGCACTATTACCAACTTGAACTATTGCCTCAGTTAAAGATAACCCAGTTGGAGGTTCTGGAATAACATTTAATAGAGATGTTTTTCTTGCAGGTAAAGGTGTATCTTGTTCTATATATTCGTATTTACCTGAGTTATAAGGAATACAATTAATATCATATAACAAATCATCTTTCTCAGTTACACTAATAACTTTCCATGTTGCTGTTGTTAATGCTCCTGTTTTATATGCCCATAAACTATTATTTAATGGAGCACTACTAAAAGCACTACTAACTGTTATCACCCCCGAAGAAATATCACTTACAGTTTTAGTTTCAACCGTTCCATTAGGAAGGATGACTGACAATTCGGAACCACTCGAAAAACTAATATTCGTATCACTATCAATTGTAATTGCTGTTGTTGTTGCACTTTTAATTAAACCTGCTGTTCTTACACCTTGCCGCATTGGATCGGCAATTTCTATTACTTGCCCAGGTCTACAAATAACACCCGCTGCAATAGAAGTAGTAAAGCTACAAACCTCGTTTTCATGAGTTTGTGCATATAACAAAGCACGTCCCATCCTGTGAGCCTGTTCTCTCGAAGTACACCCAACCGCTTCTACATTTTTACTAACAATTCCGTACTTACTTTGCGGGGCTGTTGTCTCATCTGTAACTTGTTCAATATCTTTCTTGTAAGTATCCATATTAAAGAAACTTACATTTACTAAAGTAAATTTTGTATCTTGAGGCGTTCCAGAATATGAAAAACCGCCTTCTACTACGTTTGCAAGTGTAAATACATAAGACGTACTTTGTGGGCTATCTTGTATCAATCTCAAAGTGTTATTACTCCAGTAAGGAGTAACTCTCATGTTGCTGCATATTTTATTAACAATGTTGTATGCATTATCTTGAGTTTGTAGTGAACCATTAAAACTAAATCTTGGTTGAAGTCCTATATCAGTATCTATTAATGCACTGCTGTAATTACTAACGGTATAAAAATCATAATTACTGATTTGACTTTCCTTTATAAATTCACCTAATCCAAATCTTTCATTTAATAAAATTTCACGCAAAAACATTGCAGGATCAGTGTTCCAGTGCGTTGTACTTGTGAAATTACCTTGAAAAACATAAGCCCCAGGATATTCAATTCTACCGTTATTAGGGTCTACGGTTGGAGTATGAGTTACTCCATTTGAGTCAGTATATGGTGCAGGGATTTTTGTTTTTAATCCTCTTATTTTATACATCCTAGCGGGTGGATTTCCGCCGAATGTTTTAGCGTCAAACTTTACTGCGTGGTAAGCCGTGTTTGTATAATTATTTGTCTCATTTGTTATCGTTGTGTATGTATTCCATTGCATTTTCGACTGTATTGAATCTGAGTCATTGCTACTACCTTCATTTTTATTATCTCCTGTAAATCTTGTGACCCTGATTTGTAACGGAAATGCAGAATCATTCTGTTTTGAGTCAGGAATTATAACTCCGTGATCTCTTGAATACGGACCCTTAGACTTGCCTTTTACAATTAATACGCCCCCATTTATATGTGAAAAAGGGTTAGAAAAAATACTTTCATTTGCATATTGAACTTCAATTTTATAGAAAACAGTTACCCCTCTAACAGTACCAGTACCAGCTTTTTGCCTAAGCAATGAAGGCCAGGTCAAAGTAACACGAATTGAATCACATATATCCGGGATAGACCTCGTAACAGGCGAAGCTTGTAGAACCTCTGCTCCGACACCTGTTGTTACAGATACAGAAGTAATTCCAACTTCATTTGCATAAGTTTGAGTGGATGTTCCGTATTTAAATTCATTTTTAATCTCACCAAAATTATAATTTACTGGATCATTCGATTGAGTATTTGAAAGATAGGCTGGAGGATTAGCACTAAGAGGAGTTTCATTGAAGAAAATATCTGTTAATGCTTCACGTTTATAATTACTCGACCCTTCAAACCAATGCCCTGGATGATTTGAAGGATCTCTTTCTGCTAATAAAGCTTTTCTAACTGCGTTTGCTGGCCCTGCAATTTGACCTTCAGAAAGCACATCAACAATCGTCAAATACTGATTGCTTTCAAGTGTGTCGTCAATACCAAAAGTATGTCGATAATTGTCTAAGCTTCCTGCTTGACCTGCCCAATACGTTGGTGACATTGTTAAATACCTCCTGATGCAACTGCTGTTTCATGGGGGCCTGTAGTGTCTAAACCTTGATTAATAACAATTGAGCCAGTATAAACCTCTCCAAATAAAATAGGCACTGCCAAACCCGCACGTGAACTATTCTGCACCCCGCTAAATGAAAAGGCTCTTGTCGGATCGTTATCGGCTTCAGGCATTGGAGGGGCAAGTATCTCGCTTAGTCCTTGAGCCGCTAATGTTACACCTATTGTCATTGCGATTTTAGAATATGTAAGACTTTTCCCAAAAACCGCTAACGTTCCTGTCCCTCCAGGGATAAAAAACGAACCAACTATTAATGCTATACCTAATATTGTTTTCAATGTCCCTCTCGCACCAGCGACAACAGGAGTGATTTTTATATCTCCGCCACTGACATGTTGTAATTCACTTTCATCAATAGGTGTCTGATTAACTTCTACTTTGTAGTGTTGTTTTGCCATGTGCCCTTCGACATCAGGCCAATTAGAAACTAAAAACTGAACAGCTTCCGCCACTGAATTACAATTAGCCTCAATTTCTTTCCAGCCGAGAAACTTTGCTAAAGGGCCATAAACTTTGATTTTTCTGTTCATTTGCTACGTCTCATTATTAGTATTCTACTTTGGATGTAGTAAATACCATTGGGCAGTATCAGGATTAACAATGAAAAAATTTATTCCGATGCTATTGCATGAATCAACATCTCCTTTACTTGGTTGAGGTGAACAATCTGGATGACTATGAAATATGCCAGTGACATCACCTAAATTGTCGGCAATAATCCAACCATTCGGATCTAATACGAAATTATTAATCTTATCGTCTGCAATATTTTGGCAAGGCAAATAAGTTCGATCATCAACAACAAGCCCACAAGCCTCATAAGGTTTTGATTCAATCGCATGTAATAACGCTTTATTTCTCCAAGTCATTAAATATAAGCTCCAATACCAGGGAAATCAGTTCTCGTGAATTGTCTTTTTGGTATCTTGACGTTTGTTAAATCAAAAGCACTGACACATTCATATTCAACAACATCTCTGTTTTCTAAGCTTTTACGATGTATGTAATAGACCTCTTGAGGAAGTTCCTGCGTAGGATCTGCATCTGAATTACCACCGCTAAAATTAGCTGCATCAAGATATTTAGCTAACGTCCTAATTCTTGTTAGTTTACATTTTTGTAAATCATTACCTGGCGTTGCTTTGTTTACTTCCAACATTAATGTTGTGAACGTTCCAAGGATATTACTAGCGGTCAAAGTAGGTCTTGCTAATGTTCCAGATGATTGACCTTTAAAATCAAAACCAGAGGCTTGAATAGGAAACCTTTGATAACTATTTCCTGCCCATACGACCTCTGCATTTGAATGATTAGAACCGTTATGAAAACGATAAACAGAATCAACAGATGATCCATGAATTGATGAATCCATCGTTAACGTAAATAGTTCAATAATTGCTGACGGATTTGTTTTTTGTAATTCTGCAATTGGGATAGGCATTATGGTTCAAATACTTGCATAAATGTAGCTGTAATCGTTGCTCTATTTAAATATGGGATTGACTTATTCCATGACGGACAAATCCATTTATAAGCTGTCGAACTACCTGGAGGAGTCCAATCAAAACTCGCATTATCTGAAGCTCTAGCATCTAAAAATATTTCAATCTTATCTGCATCTGCTTCAGAAACGACCCATTTCAACCTCCACTCCTTAGCATTTTGATTTAGTCCAAGGTTTACCCTTTGCATATATCCGTCTCCTAGTTGAACTACTTTCGGAGTGGGGGAACTACTTTTAGCAGCATTGTATGAAGGTGTTGTACCTCCCGTAGTTGTTCCTACACCAGCATCATTAAATGTAGCCATTAGCGTCTAGCAAGTAGCCCTCCAGGTCTGGATTGATTCACTATTTCCATTTGAACAGCTTGTCCAATCATATCTCCTAATTGTTCAGCTCGCCCTGAATCTCCTTGAGCTGACGAACCAGAAGCGTCTACATTAACAACAATATTTGCTCCTCCCATTGCATGATTTGGAACGATATTACCGCTAGAACCTGGAACAAATAACTCTGGGCCTTTCTCTCCTACGACATAAGGAGATCCTCCTGTTACTGGGCCTCCTGCTGCTCTAAACACATCATTTCCTAGTGAACCTACGTTTGTAGGCAATGTTGAATTAGATAATGCACTTAAAGGATTTGCCCCAAAGTTAAACAAACTCAATATTCCTTTTTGTAACTGAGCCGCAGCCATCCTTGCAGCCATGTCTAAGAAATGATCTGCAATCCGACTAAACATGTTTCTAAACGCATCTTGAACAGTCATTGTTCCTTGAATTATTCCTTTAAATGATTCACTAAACGATGAACCAATTGATTTAGATAATTCAACAACTTGATATTGTGTATTGTTTAATTTTCTTAATTCTGTATCTATTCTTTCGACTTCTGTTGCTACTGAATAACCTATCTCTTCTACTTCTAACTTTATCTGTCTAAATTCTTCTCTATAAGCTTTAAGGCTAATAATTGTTTGATCTTGTGAAGCATCAAATTGTACTAAATCTTTAGCTTGTTTCGGCCCTTGGAACATTTGACCAAGGAGAACTCCTGTCGGGCCAAACTTTCCTAAACTAACTCTGTCATTTAATTGCTTTTGCTTAAATTCATCTTTAAGATTTTTTGTACGCTCTTTAATAACTTGATTAATAGTTTCTTCTACTCCTGCCGTCTTTAACAGTTGCAAATACCTCAATTCTGTTTCAGGTGCTAAATCTTTATTAAGTTGTTTAATAGCTCCCATTGCACTTGCAAAATCATTTGCCTGTACAACTGCATTAAAACTACCAACGTCTCCTCCAAAAAGAGCAGCAAATCCACCACCATCTTTTCCAAATCGTTTAAATTGTTCTGCAACCTGAACAGCTTCCTGTTTCGTGATATTTAGACTTTTACCTAATTTAACTATTTCGCTTGCACTATATCCAGCATTAAAACCCATACTTTTCATGTCTTTATTTAACTCTGCAACTGATTTTCTAAAATCAATTATTTCTTGAATTTTTTGTGCAGCAGCAGTACCAGCAATAGACAAACCAAAACCAAATCCACCACCTAAAAGACCACCAGCCGCACCACCAATTCCTCCAAGAACAGAGGCAAGACCACTTTGCCCAAAGAGAAGTGGGAATCCTCCACCAATCAAACCACTGCTTGCTGCACCACCAACTCTTCCTTGCATACCTCTGCTATTTGCAAAAATGCCTTTAGAATTTGCATTTTTACCAAAACCTAAGCGATTTCCCCATTGTCCAGCACGTTGACCAAACGTAGCTGGCATTGGGCCAATAGGCGAACCATATTGAGTCCCTATCCCTGGTGGTAAAGCAGGGGAACCAACCGCTTGTTTCGCAAGTATTGACGCAGTTTTATTTGTAGCTTTATTAATCTTCGCTAAATGTTTTTCATGACGTTTAATTGATTTATCTACTGCTGTCTGACCAGATGTCATCCCTCCATAATTCATGCCTCTAGAAGCTCTAAAAGCTTGATGGAAAGAAACATCTCTACTAAACGAACCAAATCCTGTCCCACTTCTTTCTAAAGCTTGTCGCCTTATACCCATCCTGTTTCTTAAATCTTCCTGCCAAGTACCTCTTCTTCTTTTTCCTACATAATTAAGTCCTCCTAATGTTCCTTGCTCATTAAAAT